TCACACATAATTTCAGTAAGGGCAGCAAGAAGATTCACTTCTTGGTCAGCCACGAACGCACATTGGTATTGATACTTAGCAATAACAAGAACGGCAGCAGGGATAGATTGCGGTGAAAGGCAATCAAAAGAGGCGTCATAAATCCTGCGAAGTAGACTACTAGCATCGTTGTCCAAGTTGGAGACCACCCACTTTCTGACTTCAGTAAAGTTTTTATCTTTGAGATTTTTGATAAGTTCATTTACAGAAACGTCAGAGAAAGATGCAAGAATACCTGAATCAATTTTACCACCAGTAGAGTATCGTTGAATTTCATTCAGAACCCTACGAAAATCTGGGAAATGTTTAGATACTAGTTCAGCAACAACTTTTTGATCATATTGAATTTTCTCTTGATCCAGGATTGATTGAAGTCGTTGAAAGAAACTACCTGCAAGTTGAACTCTTTGCTTCCCTTTGATGGTGAAGTCGATGACGGCACATCGGGAGTGAAGAGGTTCAATGATCTTGTTCTTGTAGTTGCAGGTGAAGATGAATCGGCAGTTGTTATAAAATGCCTCAATATTCGCCCGTAGTAGGAGTTGTACGTCGTTTCCCGTGTTATCAGCCTCATCGATGATGATGACTTTATGTTTAGAAGATCCCGTAAGTGAAACGGTCGAAGCGAAGTTCTTTGCTTGGTTCCGTACAGTATCCAAGAAACGTCCTTCGTCGGATCCGTTGATGACATAATAATCTGCCCCCAATTCATTACACAATGCTTTCGCAATGGTTGTTTTACCAATACCAGGAGGTCCTGCAAGAAGAAGATTCGGAATCTCTCCCTTCTCAACAAACTCCTTAAATGTTTTTTTAGTTTCATCAGGAAGAATACAATCATCAATTACTTGAGGACGGTATTTCTCCACAAAAAGAAATTCACTTGTCATAATCAAATCCAATCAGGTTTTCTTTGTGGCATACGAAGATAGTTTTCGGCAACCCAAGGTTTGGATGCGATATATCTTTTGTATGCTTCAAATGTATCAATAGTGTCGTCAAACTTCCATTCCTCAGGCATAGCACGAGCAAATGGAGTCACTTCTGTGATCTTACCCTTAGGAAACAAATAGTATGCATCCACAAGAGTTTTATAGCAGGAGTGAATTTTATTATACCGCAGGCAGTATTCATCAGACAAGTTCAATCCCCATTTGATTAACCAGTAGGCATTATGGATACTTTCCAATGCCCACTTGGTGCAGGGATGATTGCGGAATGCTCCTTTTTCGGTTTTGTAAGGTGTTCCATCTGCCTTAGGGAGAGTGCCATACCCGTGTCCCCACTTGTCTGAAGCAACGATAGAGAGCATCTGACAGCACTCTAGAGGCATCTTGACAATATGTTTGTCGGGAAGGCAAATGGCACTTTCAGCGGGCCAAGGAGAAGTAACAAAGATGTTCATCAACCAAAAGTAGAATCAGGCTCCAGAGCAATATAATAGCACAGGTCGTGGTTCTTGGACTGGAATCGTGACAGAAGTTTTTGTGACACAACTACTTCATAAGTTCCAGGAAGAACTTTAATATTCTCAACCTTAAAGTTAAATACAAACTCTGAATCAGTCTCACCAACAACGATTGCAAAATCGTTAGAGGTATCGTTCTTTTTATCACGAACAACCAGTTTTACCACTCCGCCTTCACCAACAGCAGAGATGTCTGGAAGTTGATAAACTGCGGCTGCTTTCAAAAGTTTATCCAGTTGCTCAGTACTAAGTTCAAAACACACATCTTCACTGGGGAGAATAATATCTTTTTCGGGAGGGGTAACAATCACACTTGGGTCAGCAAAAAAGTATTTTGACCGCATTTTGCCCTCACGAATAAGAACATATCCATCATTTTGGAAATCCAATTCGGGACTTTGATGGAGATTAAGTCCATTCAAAAACTGGTTTAAATCATAGATACCAAAATCTTTGGGTAGTTCTTCTGTAATGGTTGCTTCAGCAAGAATATTCTTCATCACACTAATAGTACGAAGTTTGCTTCCCTGCTTAAACAAAATAGACTGATTAATACCAGAAAAGTTTTTTAGGACAGAAAGAGTTTTATCAGAAAGTTTCATAATCAATAAGGAAAGTCAGAAATGTTATTTTTGTGAAGACCAGCAAAGTGATAAAGAAGAACACAATAATGAATTGCTTTTAGAATATCCATCTTAGATTTACCATTCTTCTTACCAAATCGGGAGAGATACTTGATAGCATTTGAACGAGTAAATGCTTCTGCATCACCGATACTCTCAATCAAATCAAGAGTTTGAGTCTTAGATTGCTCGGAAGTGTAGTGAGAATGATAAGTACTCGCAATATACTCTTCTATTGCTTTTAGAGTCTTATCTTCTTCGTATTTCCAGAAACCGTTTTTGTTTGTATCTTCAGGCATTTTAATACTAAATGTATTTGGAGGATTAAAAGTTAGATGGTCATTCCCAAATAAAGAAGTGGGAACATTAATGCTGTCAGAAGAATTATTAGATAAGTAACTACCTATATTCAAAGTATTATAATAATCTTCATCATAAAAATTAATTCCTGAAAAATGAATTTCATCATTACCACCTTTTAAACCAGAATTTGTAAAGACTGGATTTTCGGTTAAAATTGAATTTTCGTAAGTGCTCTCAAAGTTTTCGGGCATTTTATTTCATAGTAAAGGACAAAAAGAGGAGGCACATTGACCTCCATTTATTCTATCAGGATTGAGGTTCCTGGTCAACAGGCATTTGGAAATCAGCATCAACTTTATCATAGAGTTCAATGAAAGCCGTTTTAGTCTCATCATCAAACCTAGCAGTACAAACATCAATTGCCTTTGCTTTGTTACCAAAGATGCTATAGGCACGGATGATGTGAACCAGACGACGGGTGCTGATGATTTCCTCAATACCACCATCGTAGAAAGTCTTACGAATGATGTCTGCCCAATCAACCAGACGTTTACAGAAGTCACGGTCTTCAACTTGAAGATCCAAAGCAACACCTTCCAAGATCTTTTGTTCGATTGCAGGAGCTGGATAAGATTGCTCGAAGGTGACAGGGAATCGTTCAAGGAATGCCTCATTGAGTACGTTAGTTCCAATGAACCGACCGTCATCAGAACCTTTTCCTTTGGTGTTGGCGGTGGCAATAACATTGAAACCTGCTGCAGGTTTCACAAAACGACCAATCTTCTTTAGGAAGACTCCATTTCCTTCCAGAATAGATTGCAGGCAAAGGATCTTGTTAGAAGCAAGGTCAATCTCATCGAGAAGCAACACGGCACCTCGTTCAAGTGCTTCCACCACAGGACCATTATGCCAAACAGTTTCACCGTTTACAAGACGGAAACCGCCAATCAGATCATCCTCATCAGTTTCAATAGTGATATTGACACGAATCAGTTCACGATTCAATTGAGCACAAGCTTGCTCCACACTGAACGTTTTACCATTACCCGAAAGACCCGTAATGAACGCAGGATAAAAAATACGGGACTGAATAATTTTCTTAATATCGTTAAAGTTACCAAACTTGACGAAGGTATCATTTTTATCAGGAATGAGGTTTTGTTCCACTACAGGAATAGTTGAGGGAGATTGATAGGAACGTTCAATCTCATTAATTTTTTGTTGTGTTACTTCAAGATTCCATTTACCACGACCAACTTTGAATTGATCAAGTTTCTTTGCAATAGTTTGATAGTTAGCATCGTTCAAAGCACACCAAGCACGAATATCAGCACAACTGACATTGTTGCCATAGAGGTTCTGGAGAGAAGTGCGGATGTAGTCGGAGGAAAGTGCCATTCGTTTGCTTTGTTTCAACCTAGTCATTATAGACGAAAAAAGGGTCCTCTCGGGACCCCTGTGGTCAGTTCACCAACTGGTTCTTGAGTTTCTCTAGGTACTCTTCACTTGCAAGATGACCCATGTAACCTGGATAATATTTTTTCATAAGTGCAGGAATACCCATAGCAGTTGTACTGTTACTACATTTAATCCACACTTCTTTAGTGTCGCATTTTACTACGTGTTCAAATGGAAATTTAGTTTTCATCCCAGTTCACCCATCGACCTTTGCTTACGGAGTTTCTTGGGATTCTTCGTCTTGTCTGCAGAGTAGTTATTATCATTATCATCATCTGGGTCTACAGCACTACGATGTCTTGTGCGTCTTTCTGCATCATCCAGTTTTGCACGACTTCTCTTTGCTTCATCTGGAGAATATGTTCTACCACTGTTATACCATTCTTTACCTTCGTGTCCTCTACCTCTAGCTTCTGCGCTTTTCTCTTTTCCAGCAAGACTTCTTCTACGTTTTTTAAACGTTGCTTTATCAAGAGGTTTTTCAACTGGAGTGGGTCTTACGCCCTCTTCAATTTCAAGTTCCTCTTCAACCTTTTTCTTCAAATGTTCAGCAGGGTGAACTGACTTTGGATTTACTGCACCCTGAAGACTTGCTGCAGCCTTGTTTCTTCTCATAGCATCTTCATGATCTTGTGAAGTTCCACCATAATCTCTACCACGATAATCAGTCCCACGATGAGCACGACGATAGTATGCTTCAAGTACAAATTGTTGGTAAGTCTTCATATCTACAGATATTTTTAGATATTTAGGCAACGAGAGAAATGAACTCACCAAGAACTTTCTTGTTAAGTTTTTTAGTCTTAAGAGATTTGGCAAAAGCAGATTTGATTTGTGCTTTAGTTGCACATTCATGCACATCAAACTCAGTATCCTGAGAAAGTGCAGTTGCAGAGAGACCAAAGTAAGCATCATAACCAGAATTTGTAATGATGAAACTCTTCAGTTTCTTCCAGTCACTTTGAATTTTTTCATACTGCTTATCACTATAAGAATGATAAAGTTGAATAAAACGACTTGCGTTGCGACTTTCTAGAACACGAATACCAATAAAGTTCATAGAAGAGAATTTATCCTTCAAGTTCCTAAGAAGAACATCAGTAAATTCATGATAATTACATCCAAACTTATACGTAGTTCCAAGCTTACGATCACGAAGGAATGCGGAATAAGGATTGATGTATCCAGTTCCAATATAAGGTTCTTTCTCCCATGCACGTTTAATTTGTCGATGATAAACAAGTTGATTTGCTTCACCATCAGTCAGAACGATACACTGAACTTTCTGGAGTTTGTTTTCCTTCTGAAACTTAGGAAGAATCTGATGAAGAGCAATAAGTGCCTCGTTCAAAGGAGTTCCAGATAGACAAAGACGACTGGAATAAGTGTAAGGTGAACTATATGACCTTCCAAAACAATGAGCAAGCCTCCAGATATTCAACATTTGATGTTCAAGAACACTACCAGAAACTTTGCTAGTGAGAATATTCATCATAGCAAAAGTTTCATCAACAACTAAAAGTCCCTCTTTCTTCTGATAATGAGGAGTGCGGTCTGCTGCAAGATAACAATCATTCTCATAATCATATTCACCACGACGCCACTCACTAGTGAAGGCATAAACCTCAAAAGGAATAGACACTTTCTTACAAAACCAAACAAGATTGAAGAGTTGTTTACAAGTGTCAATCATTACATCTGCCATAGAACCACTCCAATCCAATACAAAAACAAGACCATGATTCTTACCATCAGGAATTACAGAAACTTTCTTGAAAAGATCTTCATTATATTTGTAAGTATGAAGGCGTGAAGTATCAAGAACACCTGTGCGAGCAGTAGATGTACGAGCATATTGATCTGCTGCCTTGCGACATTCAAACTCTTTTACCAAATAGTTGACTTCCTTTTGAGCAGAAGACTTGAATTTTTTAAAATCAATGTCAGATTCTTTGTAGAGATTTGTGGGAGTATAACCCCTTTCTTCTGCGTGATTATTATGAAGTTTCTGTTGATGAGCAAAAGAATCATCAATGTCTTTATGGACCTCAGAATTTTTGCCAATCACGGTTTCAAGATTTACTTGAGGAACTTCAAGATAAGTGTTCTCATATTCGGAATTTCCAACAAGATCACGAATCTTATCTTCCAAAGATTCTGCAGTGCGAACTTCAGGTTCTTCTTTTTCTCCAGAAGATTTTACGGGAGTTTCATCACCTTGAGCAGTGCCACCATAGGACTTAGAAGGATTCTTTTCAGAGGAATTATCACTCTCACTTTCTTGTTCAGAAGAAGAGTTATTAGTCTCCACAAAATCATTAGCAGGAGACCGTGAATTTCCTTGAATTTCGTGCGAATCAAAGTCAGCAACCTTCTGCTCTTGCTCATTTTCTTTCTTGCAATACTTATAAAGTTCCTCAGCGGCAATCAAGGTATCTGAAAAACTTTCACAAGCACTAATCAAATTAATGATCTCTTTTTCTTCTGAACTGAAATCAAGGGTAATAAAGTTACCAACTTTGAAATAAAGATTAGCACGGTCAGCAAGATTAAAAGAAGAAATATCTTCATCTTCAAGTTGGAAAAAGTCCTCTTCATTCAGTTCCTTATAACCGTTGAAGAAAGTCTTGGCAAGACCAGCATATTTGCGTTTCATCAGTTTCTCAATGCGAGCATCCTCAACAACATTTACAAACTGTTGAGGAACTTTAACAGTTTCCAACCAATCCTCATCAGGAGTGAAAAGAGCATGACCCACTTCATGTCCAACCAGGAGATCATAGACGAGACCACTTGCCTTTTCCCACAGAGGCAGAGTTAGCACACGAGTATGAACGTTAAAGCAAGCAGTAGAGACCTTCTTGTGCTCTACCACAAGATCTTCAGTAGCAAGCAGTTTGGCAAGTTGGGATTTAATTTCGTGAGAGACTGCCATCGGATTTGTTTCGTATGAATCCATCATAAAACGAAAGGTCGCCTTTTAGACGACCCATGTGCTGCTTTTTGAACTGGGCGAGTCGTGCTTTGGCTTGCCTCAGTGCTTGCGGTTTAAGTTTTCGTTTCTGTTCTTTCTTAGAATGGTGCTTCCAGTTTGGTACCTGCATTGTTCTTAAGTGTATTAAACCACCATACGTGAAAAACCTTTAACTTTCTCAAACTTTATGACACTTTCAAATCTGTCCTCAAGACCAGTCTTGTGAGAGATAACAAAAATGTTTGCATCTTTAATCACATAACGAATAATCTTAAGGAACTCTTCAGTTCCAAATCCATCAAGTGAACTATCAAATACCTCATCCATAATCAAAAGATTTGTATTAACTGAGTTCTTCATTCTTGCAACTTCTCTCCAAGTAAAGAGTAGTGCAAGGTCAATTCTCATTTTCTCTCCTTCACTAAAGGAAGCATAAGAGAAATCTTCATGAATGGGTGACTGGACGGTTTCGTTAAACTCCTCATCAAGAGTGAAGTTGATGTAGAAGTCCATCATCTGAAGATAACGATTTACTTGCTGATTGATGAGAGGCAAATACTTCTTAATGATTTTGGTTTTTACTCCACCGTCTTTAAGCAAACTATACGAAAAATCGTAGTAGTTAATTAAATCTTTTTTAGAAGAGAGTTCGTCGTATGTAGTTTTTAGACTTTCTTTGAAGGTTTCTAGCTTCTCATGTTCAGAATTTCGGTTTGCAAGGTTCTCGGTAAGAACTTGAATTTCCTTTTCAAGATTTCGGATTTGTCTCCGTAATCCGTTAATCCTAATATTATTTTGAGAAATGCCATTCGTTAGTTTTGAGATCTCCTTCGATAGAGCAGTAAAATGACGCTCTCGATCTTCCTCCTCTTTAATTGCCTCCTCTAGTTCTTTATAACCAGATTGCAACTCTTTTGCTTTAGATTGAGCGTCGTTAATTCTATTTATTCTGAAGGTCTCTTCGATCGACTGGGTGCAGGTAGGGCATACCGCATTTTCTGTAAAAAACTTATGCTCCTTAGTTAATGTTGATAATTTTTCAGATATTTTTCCTTTTAAATTTCCCAACTTTCGAAGTTTTTCTGAATATCCAACTAAGGCATCTTGCTCTTGAATATATTTACGAAGAGGTTCCTCTAGAGAAGTATTTTCTTCCAGATATTGCTGAATTTCTTTGTCTAGATCAGATATTTTCCAATTGTTATTATTGATATTATCCTTTCCTCTGTTTTCCAACTCCTCAATAAACTCTTTTTGCATCTTAACTTTATCGAGAAGAGATTCTTTTTTAAGTTCAAGAACTTTTATGTCTTCCTTTGCAAAACGAATCTTTTCTTTAATTAAATTATTCATCGAAGAAAAGATTTTAATGTCTAGCAAATCTTCAATTACTTCTCTACGATGAGATACAGGAAGTTGCATAAAAGGAACAAAAGTACTACTACCCAAAATTACAATTTGAGTAAAGGACTTATAATTCATTTTTATAATATTTTGTTCCAACCACTTTTGTTGGTCTAAAGCAGCAGAAGATTGATCCAACATAGATCCATTTCTCCAGATTTCAAATACTGCCGGTTTAATTCCACGAACAACTTTCCACTCAGTTTGTCCGATAGAAAACTCAACCTCAACTCTACAATCTTTTTCGTTTACAGTGTTTACAAGTTGTGGTTTATTAATTTTACGAAAAGGTTTTCCAAATAAAGAAAAAGTCAAAGCATCAAGAACTGTTGATTTTCCAGCACCATTAGTTCCAATAATTAAATTAGTTTTATTTTTTGTAAAATCAACTTCTGTATATTGATTACCTGTGGATAAAAGATTTTTCCAACGAATTTTATGAAACAAGATCATGATCTGGAGGCGGAATTACAATATCATTTGGTGTAATAATTGTATATTGATAATCATACAATTCACATGTTTTTATAATTAATTTATCATCTACTTCTACAACACTAATTTCGGGAAAATCATTTTCCTCTAACATCATAGCATATCTTTCTGCATCATCACTATCTTCAAAGATGTAAAGAACTTTTTCACCATATTCATCAATTACAGAATATGCCCCTTCATTCTCTCTACCTTCAATAGTTAGTATGAACATGTTTAAACTAATTCACAAGCTTCTTGATAAATTTCTTGAATCATTTTTTGAACAATTGACTTATCAAGGTTGATTTCTGCCTCCTCAATATATCTATTCAAAATAGAAAGAGTATCTTCAGATTCGAATGCTTCAAAATTCTCAGACTCTTGAATCAAATAATTTTCAACAACTTTAAGTTCTGCAACATTAGAAGAATAAAGTTTATCAACGAATTTTTCAAAATTTTTAGTATCAGTTTTTTTACGAACAATAACTTTTACAATTTTATTTTCATACTCACGAACATCAAAAGTCTGATAGTTAGTGTCCTCATAATAAATGTTATGAAACAAACGATAAGGATTATTGACAGGTTCGTGAGTTATTTTGTCGGTATCAAAGATGTGAAATCCTCTTGTATCATTCACATCATTCCAGAACATCTCATAAGGATTTCCTAGATAGAAGACCGTTCCGTTGTCCGATCTAGTGTGATAGTGTCCCGAGTAGACCCTGTTGAACTTCTCAAATAGTTTGCTCTCCAGACCATGCTCCATGACGATTTGTTTATTAACTCTAAATCCTTGGAGTTCAAGGTGCCCCATCGCACACTGGCAAGTTGTCTTTTGAATAAGTTTAAGAGTGTTTGTTTCATTTTCTTGATTAATCCACGGAATAAAAAGTGTTGGGAGTTTTCCCAACATTACTTCAGTTGGTTCGGAATATACGGTTACATTATCATACTCACGAAGCAGTAGATCCACAGCATTTACTTCGTTAGTATTCTTATAATATGCGGTATGATTTCCAACAATCGTATGAACCTTTACACCCATTTCTTGGAGTCGGTCATAGTAATTATTTTTAGCCCATGATAGTGCAGAAAAATCAATTCCTTTACGACTATCAAAAGTATCTCCCATATCTACAACAGTAGTAATCCCTTGCTCTTCGAGTGTAGGGAAAAATACATTGTTGTAAAATTTTAAAAAATAATCATGAAAGAGTTTGGAATTCTTTCGTGCCCCAAAGTGCTGATCGGTGATAATAGCAACTTTCATTCAATAACGGAGTTTAGAGTAGACTGCATCCTTAATTGAATTATAGTCTGAAGAATTGGATCCGTCAACCCCGTCATCAAAAAATACATTATCAAATCCAGTTTTTTCTAAAATTTTATTTTTTATTTCAAGTTGCCTTTTTTCCCTTTGAATTCTTCTCAAAAATGCGTAATGAATAATTTGAGTAAAATATGCAAAAGGATTGGATGATTTATTTGGATCAAAATTATTAATATATTGAACACAATTTTCAATACCATCACAAATCATGTCATCCTTAAACATGTAATTGACAAAGTTTGGTTTGAAGGATAAGTGAGTTGCGATTTTCAAGAAGCACTCACCAAGATAATTCGTAATCCTTGGTTTTGGTTCACCTCTAATTTGAGAAATCTCAACCATTTCTTTGTAATGAATAATTGCAGCAAGAAACTCTTTGTTATT